AATACCAAAAGCTGTAATAAACTATTTTATAAATAATATTCCTATCGAAGAAACTATTAAGAATTGTAATGAAATAAAAGATTTCTTAATGGGTCAGAGAGTAAGTAAGGAATTTAAAGTAGAACATAACGGTAAACAAATCCGTCGTATAAACAGATTCTACGCTAGTACAAATGGGTATTATATATATAAGTATAAAGAAAAATCAGCAGATGAAAAACAATATTTTAATATGTTAACTAAATCTGGTGTTACATTACTTAATACTTTTGATGATACTCCAATTAGTATGCGTAATATAAATTACGCATATTACATAAGAGAAGCTCGAAAAATAATCAACGACCTTAAAACAGTTGAATTGAGCCTCTTTGATTAAATAATCCCTCGTTAACCAATGAGTATAAGAGTATGATTATAGAGATAAATACTGCACTTTTAAAATGTGCAGATCACATTAATTCAAATCAATTAATTTTCCTAAGTATGATATTGGATAAGAATCAAAAAAATAATCAAGACGTCCAAAAATTAGTCAGCCTTATAAATGACGATGAAATATCATATTTAATAGAACAGAATCTTATCACCTTGATAGAGAAAGATGATAAAAAGATTTATATGCCTACCGAAAAGCTAAAAAGTTTTATCAAAACAGATAAAAATTATTTCGATAAGTTTTATGAATCCTATCCTATATTCGTTACACGACCAGATGGAACAAAATCCTATCTGAGAATTAACGTAAATAAATGTCGTAATCTATTTAATACTATTTGTGGAAATAGTTCAGAAAAAGCAGAGCATTTAATAAAATGCCTACAATATGAAGTATCTGCACGAATAAATAATGGTTCATTGCAATATATGAAGCATATGTGGAATTGGTTAGTCGGACATGTATGGGAAGAATCTGAACAAGAAATGGAAGAATCCGAAAAACAAGACTTAAATAAATTATATGGAGACGAAATCTTATAATTTACCAGTTAGATCTATTTCTGTTGTTACTAAAGAAGCTTTAAATTATATTAAAGGCCGTAAAGAAGGTACGGTATGTTCTTTAAAAACAAGATGGAATAAATTTAATAAAGTCTGTATGGGAGGAATTGAACCAAATACTATCTATACTATAGGTGGTATTTCGGGAAGTGGAAAAAGTTCGTTTACTAATCTTCTAAGTGCGGACATAATTGATTTGAATTCTAACGAAAATGTAGTTATACTTGCATTTTCATTGGAGATGGTTGGATTTAGGCAAGTTGGAAGAATGTTATCAAATAAGCTCAAGATAACAACTTCGACATTGTATAGCGCTAATGAACGCCTCAATGATAGTACTCTTAAAAAAGTCATTGATGTTTCTAACAGAATTAAAGATTATCCAATTTATTTTGTTGATAATCCTGGTACTCCAACACAAGTATATACTACAATAATAGAGTTCTATAATAAATATATTAAAAATACTAATGCACATTTTGTAATATTTTATGATCATACGTTATTAACTAAACGTATAGGAGATATTATAGAAACTACACAAGAATTAGAAAATATATTTATACAAATTAAGAAATTACCAAATACATCTATTGTACAAGTAACTCAACTTAATAGAAATATAGAACAACCAGAACGTATAAATAATCCAAACTCGCATTATCCAATGCGGAGTGATTTATCTTCATCAGATGCAATGTTTCAAGCAAGTGATTATGTGTTTATAATACATAGACCAGAACTATTACATATAATAGAATATGGCCCTAATCGTTTACCTACAACAAATAAAGTTTATCTACACTTATTAAAAAATAGAGATGCTGGAAAGCCATGCATACTACAATTTGAGAATGATTTAGCATATAACAATTTGATTGAAACTACAGAAAATTCAGAAGATAAATAATATAATAAGGCTGAAATTTATGAAGACATATAATATATTTAAAAAGAATAATAATAAGAGTACAAATAACAATACTAACAGTGCAGCAAATAAAATGAATAATGATTTTATTAACCAGATTTATGCATTTGCTCCATATCTAAAGTCTGACTACAATAAGACTGCAGGTGCTACATTTACAGCTTATCTTAAGCCTAATAAGGTAGCTCCTAAGATTAATAGTATTGATTTGAATGATTTCATTACTGCAGCTAAGTTCCTTAGCAAGTATGATTTTGAGGATAACGGTCATGATGATTATGACTTTGAGCTTTTCGATGGTACACCTGTAAAGTTATTCTCAGACGAGATTCAGATAGGATATGATTTCTATCCAATTGAGATGTTTAATAATATTGATATTCTTAATACTCTCGCTCCAAAAAAGAAAAAGACTATCATCGACATTGCTATTAAGCTAGCAGCCTAATAGTAATATATACTAACCATTAAAAGACGTATAACGCATGGAAGGTTTAATTTTACCTACACAAAAAATTCCCGCAATTTCAACAAATCCTAAATTCTTAATACTTTATGGTCGTCCAAAAACTGGTAAAACCAGTTGTTTAGCACAATTAGATAATAATCTAATTATAGATCTTGAAGGTGGTTCAGAATTTATAGATGCTATGGCTGTACAAGCTCGTAGTGTTAAAGATTTAGGAGAAATTGCTCAAGCCATTAGAGCTAAGAATAATGAAGTAGGACATAATTTCTATAAGCACATTACTATAGATAATGCTACAAGATTAGAAGAAATATGTTTATCATATGCTAAACAATTATATATGATTACCCCAATGGGTAAAAATTATAAAGGAGATGATATACGAACATTACCAAATGGTAGTGGATATATGTATCTAAGACAAGCTATAAGAAATGTTATAGACATGTTTAGAAAAGTATGTGATGAATTTATTTTAGTAGGTCATGTTAAAGATGTTCAAATAGAACAAGATGGCCAAGAACTTAGCCAAATGGCTTTAGATTTAGTTGGAAAACTAGGTGCTATAATCTGTGGAGAAGCTGATGCTGTAGGTTACATTTATCGAAAGAAAAATGAAACACACATTAGTTTTAAAGGAGGAGATGGAACTATTAAAGAAGCTAGAGCTCCTCACTTACATGGACAAGATATAATTATTGCTACAGGTAATGAGGATGGTACGTTAACAACATATTGGAACAGAATTTATAAAGACTAATAGAATTATGTATAATACAAAAACAGCAACCACTAACAACGAAGAGTTTGTATCAGATTATATGCCAGTAGGTATAAATACTGATGTAATACTTAAAGAAATAATGGTAGAGAAATCTACTACAGGTCAAGATTTTCTAAAAATAATTTTTGAAAATTCTAAAGAACAAACTGCAGAATGGACAGAATGGAAAAATAAGAAAAATACTTGGATTAAAACAGATGAAGAGTTACAAAAAAGAGATGACCAGCAATTTGGTCGTGTTCTTCAATTAGTATCTTGCTATATAGAAGATATACCAGATGCAGAATTGAATAGTTTTGTAGATATGATAAATTGGGTTAAAACAACATTAACTCCGTTAATACCTACTAAAAAGAAACTCCGTTTAAAAGTAATCTACGACAAAAAAGGTTATACTAAAGTATCAAGTAATGGTATTTTTGTAGAAGCTAATGATGTCAACCCTTCCCAGATTAAGTTGTTTAAGCGTGATACGCTTGAACGTCCCGTACAGGCTGATAAAGAGACTGGAAACGATCCGTTTGCTGATAACAGTACTTCGGTAACTGGAGAGATTAGTGATTTACCATTCTAAGTTACTGGTGGAGTTGGTTTAAATCTTGTTATGGCTCAAGTATAAAAAAGCCATACGGCTTCATGATGAAATTGGTAGACATGAGGGACTTTGAAAAATATTTTTACAAAAAATTTAAATTTAATTTTGAGGTAGACATAATGTTTGCTATATTTACTTGTATTAAAAATTAAAGCAGTTAAAGAAAACTATTCAATAGCAGGAGTTATTAAATCTTTAGGTTTAAAACCTGCTGGAGGAAATTATGCAACTATTAATGCAAAGATTAAAGAATTAAATTTAGATGTATCTCATTTTACAGGATAGCTTTGGAGTAAGGGAAAAACATATAAAGAGTTAGGTAAAACTACTCATAAAACTCCATTATCTGAAATTATTGTAAAAGGAAAAAATTATTAGACGTATAAACTTTAGAAACGATTAATTTCTGAAGGAATTAAAGAACATAAGTGTGAATGTTGTGGATTAACTGAATGGTTAGGATAGCCAATAAAATTAGAACTTCATCATATTAATGGAGATCATTCTGATAATAGACTAGAAAATTTACAATTGTTATGTCCAAATTGTCATGCTTATACTGATAATTATAGAGGTAAAAATATAAAGAGTGCTCAGAAGGAAACTTCTGAAGTAAAAGCAGGCTAAAACGGCGAAACTCCCTTAAGGACAACGCCGTGCTAAATTAATGTATTTATAAATGTGTAGAGACTATATACCTGCAACCTAAGTCTTTAAAAAAGATATGGTTAAGACATAGTCCAGACAGCAACAACATTTGTAGGTTGGTTATAGTAATATAATGCTGTAAGAAAATCCCTTAATCAGAAATGATTGTCCGAGTTCGAATCTCGGTGAAGCTACAAATACTAAGAATCTTTGAATCATGTATAGTACAAAAACTGCAATACAAATAAGTCTCAAAGATATATTAGATGGAATAAGCGATTATGATATATATGCTTATTACATAGGTAAATTTAAAGTAGGTAAATTATATAATAGTCCATTAAGAAATAATGATTTAATTCCCAGTTTTGCTATATTTCCTAGTAGAAATGGGGATTTATTATTTAAAGATCATGGATCTGGTCAGTTTGGAAATGCTATAACTTTTGTAAAGTTAAAGTTAGGAACAGACGATAGAGGAAAAATAGAAAAAGAGTTATTACGAATAAAAAAA